GGCGTGTTCACGCCATGTATGTACATTAGGTGAATGGCCCCATCGCCCCACCGCTTGCGCGGATTTCCGATGGGGGAGCAGTAGAAGTTGTCCGAAGATCACAAATAACGTTTCAGGAAACCTACAGGCCGCTACTCCTGTGTTTTCACGGAACTTGGCTACGCTTTCGCTTGACCGAAGAACGGCGGTGGACTTCATATTTCAACATACTTACCCGAGTTCAAGACGTTGACCTTACTTAGTAGTTTCGGCAATGGGCCCGAGGTTACCCTTGCTCATTCGTTTAGACATCCTTACTGCTATCTTCGCACGCGACTATTGATAGACCTGGGGAGCTCCGTTTGAGCGCAGATATGGGAAATTCCATTGACTAGCTACCTTCCGGGTTGTCACGGAGGTATGTTGACCTACACCACTGGCGTCGTGTGTGATCTTGGGCTTACCCTTCGCAAAGACGCATCTTTGACCGCGGAGTTGCGGGGGCTACGAGGAGAGTTCGGACATTAATCGAGTAACATGGCGGCGCGAGCGCCCCCTGGGCCAGCGAACAGTCCACCAAGCGCCGAGATGGCAGCCCGCTTAAGGTAAGCGGAGGCCATCCCGACGCCACGTAGGAAGACTGTTTCGGCGGTGGAGGTGACTACAGCGGCCGCTTTGGTGGCGACGTTGTTAGCTGTTGGTGGTTTGATCATCAATTGCGCGGTTGCGTCAGAGTCGTCGATGACGATTTCCCAGTTTTCGAAGATCTCAACATTGAGTGCGCCTGCAGAGGCAGGCCCACCGCTGATGGCAATGACGTACGAATCCCAGCCGAAACCGGAATAAACTGTAACGCCACCTGCACCTGCGGGGAGAATCCCAGATGGAGATACGTAGAATTGGGAATTGGTGTTGGCACGTTTGCCGACAATTGCCACCTCACTACAATCCTGCAGTGGAACATTGGCAATGACGTCGGCATTCATGGTCGAAACATCAAGTGAAAGCATCGACGCGCCGACCTGGGAAGCGAGCCCCCTGATCATGACCACACCGGACGAGGATAGCGGTGTTGAGATGTGGTTGATCTTGAAACCCCAAGAAACCAATCGAACGTTAGTTGCTGCTGTGATGACGGGTCTGGCGCCGAAAGCGTTCCCGAACGTTAAAGTCGGAAACGTACCGCCAGAGCTAGGGAGAGCCCAACCGTTCAAGAAGTTAGGGGTGAGGAGGTACGCGGCCTGGCCGCTTGCGCTGGTGCTAATGGTGAACATTGTACGAAGTGGGTAAGACAATGAACGAACACCATTTGCATCAGGGTACCGACCTTGGCGAGCATGCTCGCAGAAGGGGTCGGTGAGTGAACAAACCAGAGGGACATGCGTTGCGGCACGTGGTTGACGCGTCAATTTGGGAGGCGGTGACACGATTAGTCTCTGTTGTTGTGTTGGGGGTGGTTGTTTTGCGCGCGATTTAGCGGATCGCGAGCGAACTTTGGCTAGTGAGGCTTTGGGCGACATTTTGCCAGTTAGAGGGCTACTATGTTGGCGTGCTCGAGTTCGAGGACCCAACCTTGGACATCTAACTCGTTAACGACCCTCATGTTCGATTGATTCAGCGTAGTTCCGTCGAACCGTTGCTCAAGACGGATTTGCTCGCTAGGCGAGACGCCGAACGCCTGGGAGAAACTCAACCGGGCTTCGATGGTGATGGGTTGTGGCTTGATGTCGTCGATCGACATACCGAGCGCTCGCAGCTCCTTCTTTGCAGTATGCAATAAGTTGCTGTGGACATTCTCGAGACGGATCCCCTCCTCTGGACAGTTGCGCATTAGCATTACTGCAAACGACTGCAACACAGGCACACCTAGATTTAGCGCTAGTTCGCATGCGCCGATGGCGCGCAACGTGCGGGCACGGTACTTTGGGTCTTCCCAATGCCGGCAACCGCTCATACTTCGTGAGACAACACGGGTCCAAGATCGCACAAACTTGTACCGCTGAGGGGCGTATTCGATGACCTTAGATTGACAAAACTCAATCTGGTGGATGTTATCCGCCACTGACTCGATCTTCATCGTCAGCCCGAATCTAACCATATCCGGTACGGCAGCAACAACCTTGTCCAAATCACGACGCTCGATGATGACCACACTATCGTCACCATCATCAATGATGTCCCACTTCTGGAGCGCACAACTTACGAGGAAAGCGTAGAGGACGATGAGCATGAGCACGCAGTTGCCAACTGCAGTGTTCATGTCTCCACTCATTCGTCGTCCTTGCACCACGTACTTCAGACCCTTATTACTCACACCCACATTAATGAGTTGCTTGCTCAATAGCCAAGCAAAATACGGATCTGGATTAAACCACAAATACACCTGGTGTTCTAAGCGTAAGAACTCGCGGGAAACGTGCTTGTCCCAACGGGACGCATCTAAGCCGATCAGGACGGGATCCATGAAGTGACTCATCTTTTCGACTAGCAAGGTGGCTCGGGCTGCAGAATTCAAGCCCTTGACAATGTTCCGGCTGTGGGGTACTCCTCTACCCATAAAGGCGATCTGATAAATCTTCATCTCTATGGGGTGTAGGAACTGGGCCAGCGCAACACAGAACTTGGCTCCCCTGTACTGTATAGCACGGGGATCCGGATTGACCTTGCTTAATGGGTCAAACTTCTCCTTCTTGATGAACATCTTCACCCAGAAGTCTTTCTCCGCCAAACCTGCTGATAGCAAGTCTTGCACCGCACGCTCATATCTCTGACGTTTCAACCCGGAATAGCGCTTGGGCATGTCCGCGGGGTTGTCAGCTGCTGTAGGTGTAGCGTGGTGTTTGATCTCGAGGGCCGCTCGTCTCAGCTCCTCCATTCCCTCTGGGGTCGGTTTAGGCGTCCGACCAGCAATGCGACCAACTAGAGACCGTAGTTGATTACAGGAACAATCGCAATGCATCTGACACGCGTATAAACCCTCTGACATGAAGGTCACAACACGCACCAGCCTGGGCTTGTGGTCATTTACGGTTGCGGTGGGCATGCGTAGTATTCGGCATCCTACGTCAAGTGTCAAGTCGTGTGTGGGACCAACACACACTCCTCCCACCGAAACCGGAGCGACCTAAGCGCTCATGGAACCCGACGCCGTGTGACCATTCGCCACCTTGGTCGCAAGTCGGATCCCACTAAACACGGTGGGCATACCCCAGAAGCCATACCTCGCTTCTTCCACTTTGGTATACGCCATCGCTACTGTGGTAGCTGCAGTGACCTGATCGGACAATGTAATCGCCGACCAACCTGGCCTGTTCGCCTTAACCCAAGATTTTCCTGCATCCTGCATAGTATGCGTGAGATGCTGGTCCCTAGGTCTGCCAACGCCAGATTGGAACACATGTGATAGCAATTCAACATCGATCCCGAAATCCGCTGAAGTCTTCTGGATGTGGTCGGCGACGGAGGGCAACTCGACGTCAATACCCCACAAGGTGCGCTTGAGCAAGTGGTAGCCGATTAGCAGCAACTCGATACCAGCCCAAAAGGAGAAGTACACCGAGGTCCTAAGCGCAGTCGCCCAAGCCATCTCTCTTGGGTCCAACTTCCACGAGTACTCCACCTCACACGAAAAACCCATGTGCGAGGTGTAAGCTCGGTTGC